TCCCCCAACTGCTGCTTACCTTGACCCAGCAATTCACGAACTTCTGACCTAATCACCTCCACCCATTGGACTAGGTCTGCTGGAATGTGTGGTTGCAAGAGAGCGACCACTTTGTTCGGGTCTCCCCTCACTTTCACCACAGGCCCCACTTCCTCCGATATCATCTTCATTATTTCCTCATCATCTATCATTCCCTTCTCTACTAAAAATTTTAACAGTGCCACTCTTCGATGGAGCATAGCCTGCGTCTTCGCCTCATTTATCTCCAACTGTTGAGGTTCTATAATCTGCACATCTGATGGCCCCCAATAATACTCCCCATCCTCATTGAATGTGAAGTCGACAAATGGGAGACCTTCAATTTGGAGAACATCTTCTGTCGGTGGACGTATCCACTTATCATATCCTGGGACGAATGCTTTAATCTCTTTCCTCTTAAAATCTCTAATTTCGTGTATCTCAACTATATCCGCATAACTAGAGAGTTCTTTATAAAAGTTAGAACGCTGAGGGTCTTTATGGAGAATCTCTAAATGTGTTCCCTCAAGGTCTGCTGTATTCTTATACTTCCTATCCGCCTTAACATCTTCCAGGAAACGAAGAACGGCGTGGTCGACCCACGGACAGTCATCCAAAGTCCTGACTCCAAATGGAACTATAAAGACATCTGGTATAATGCGAGCTGCCCACGGCATTCCTGGCTTCACATTTACATTATACTCAACCCGTTCTTTCTTATCTTTCGACAGATGAGACAATGGTATCCCTAAGTCTTCTGCCAACTGTTCGTCCGCTGGAGTCACAGTCTCACTCCACAATCCATCATACCCAATCTTACATATCCCTCTATCCGTATAATAGGCATCCTGCACCATCGTCTTAAATGTCGCCTTTACTCCAAGTTCTCCCATCAACCAGTTATCGACCGCCTCGACAACGCGAGCTTGGATGTCGATACCAGGTTTAGCGGTGGGAGTGACATTGATGTAGGGATTGCGGAAGTAGACATTCGGCACCATCCCCCTCTTCATCGAATGTACCAAATTATAGGGAAGAACGCCACCAGCCGAGCTAAGGTATCCTGGAAACTTCCCCCTTCCATAATCTCGATATGTCGACCACCTCTTCGCATTCCCAAAGTTCTCTTTATATCGAACTCCCTGCTGAATGCGCTCCAACCAAACCTCAATGTCTGCTTTCACTTTTCCATCCCTTTATGTATGGCTGCAGCAACTGGACTTCCACCATCTCCTGCACTCACCTTCTGCTTATGATGAACCTCTCCTCTATATGACTTTCCACCTATCCAGCAAACTGGAATGTATACACCTTCCTTCGGCTTAATTGTTCGGATACGACCGCCGTTTTTGCGGCAAGTATCAAACCCCTGTGGTGCCATTTTATCCTCCTAATCTTCTAACTGAACATACGCCACATACACAACCGTCCCTGTCCCTGTAATGGTAACGAAGATATCGGTAGAGAATGCAATAGGAATAGGAAACATTATGGTTCTCCACACATCTCCAGCAGCAGTCACTGCCGCCCATCCATCTCCCCACCTAACCGTCCCACCAGTCCCTCCATCATTAAACAACACAGACCCAGCAGCTGCAGTACCACACTTTATTGAGTATCCATACAGAAGTCCTGCCTTGCCCGCATCAGTAACAGTGCTCGTCTTGGCTGCTGCTACACAACTTGAATGATTTCTCGACATCTTTTCCTCCTACATATTTAGTAATTTCAATTATTGAAATTACCAACTCCACTACCTATCCTGTCCCGCCATCACCATCTCACTTTGTCTAGCAAATGGGTAGGGTGCACGATATCTACTTCTACAACTTGCTCTGATTTCATCCAACGTAAACACTCTCCGTCCCGTCGGCAATGCTGGTCTCTGATACGGTTCTTTGTCGTATTCTGTCGACGTCCTCTCTCCAACTTGCCACGATAATGCGTCAATTAAATCATCGTGTTTACTATATGGAAAGGTAGTCAACTCTGTCTCCAACTCTCTCATCCCTCTCTTCATCCATATCACACCATTCTCAAACAGCGGCGACAATCTATTCTTGATGCGCGCCTCTTTATTGATACGCTTAGCCTTTACCTCATCTATATAATAATACTTATTGCGTATCTTCATCTCTTCCCTAAACGCAGCCGCTAGATGTGCATACCTGTTCGTCTCAATTCTAATCTTCACAAATCCATCTGCATCTGCCGTATTAAACGTCTCCTCTATCATCTCCTTATCCGACAATCTCTTGCGAACGTATCGACGAATATACAATCCTTTCTTAGTATGTTTAACAGAGACAATCCCCGAGAAATCCTGGCTCGCCTTCCCTGTCGGTGGGTCTGCTGGGTCTACTGTCACCAATCCATCCCCATCCTCTGGCAACTCACTTTCCTCATAATACCGAAGAAAGTCTGGATTAAATGCCATAAACTCCTTAGCCAGTGGTTTGTTCTCATACAACATCGAGAACATATATACACCCATTCCAGCACGTATCGAGTCTAATCTTGCTTGACTAAACTTCTTATAGAGAGGAGAACCGTCCTTCTTCATACACGGACGGTCATATGTATCGAACTTCTCATTCTCCAATATATAGTTAATCAAATCATAAGATGCCCATCTCGTTCCCACACAGATACGCTCATCCTCTTCATTTATCAACAGCGGTATCGTCAACTTATGAAACCCTACAGCCTTTTCGATGTCGTCCTTAGAAGGCATAGCCTCCTCCCCAGTCAACTCATCTTTCTTCGGACTCACCGTATCATCCTCTATGATTAGATTGAAATGTCGTCTAATAATGTTGGTGCCTATACCCGCAGCTTCAAACGTCCCTTCTGGATGGTCTACAGGTCTTGCCAGACAAGCACAACTATCACTCCACCTTACCTTATTAAATTGTGGAACTCGGTCAGGGAAGAACAGGTGATACAACGAATTGCTTTCAACAATAGACCGTATCGACCGAACTGTCTTCTGTGCGTTAGGTTCGGTATTTGACGTGACAAGTACACGAATAGATGGGTCACGTGTCGCCTTCCACAACGCATATAGAGACGCCGCAATTGTCGTCTTCAGATAAGTTCGAGGTAAGACCACCAATTTATCTTTCTTCGAATGTTGTATAAATCGACATAGTTCTGTGTGGAATATGACATCGAAGAAGGAGGGGTCGCAGAATATCTGTGCGAAGTAACTGAAATCATCCAACAGCCACTCCCTCATCTGTCTAATCTTGGTCGGTGTCATCTGGCTCAATCTTCTTCTCCCTCACTATCCTTGACATAACATCTATCAACGATTGACTCGGCTCCACCAATATCTTCGCCTTTATCTTGTCTTCCTTCGCATATCCCGTTCGGTCAAGGATGTCTTTCGCAGCCGACACACGAATAGTTGGGTTCTCATCCGACAACGCCCCTTTGAGGGTTCTCGCTGCCGTCTCTGCCGACTCACTCAACACAATTCGAGTCGGGTCGGTTGGTCTCTGTGCTTCCGCTTCCTGAAACTCCTTCGCCACCTCTGTCTCCATCGTCTTCATCTCGGCAGCGAACAGGGGACTATTCACAATCAATGACGCCCTCGATATTGAGAAGCCTATATCCACACACGCATCCGACAATGTCATCCCTGCCACAAGTCGTCTCATCAAGGCTCTGTGTCTTGGTGTAACTTTGTCTGGTTCAGCATTTATTGTTGACTGCGCCTTATCTTCGTGTTCTTTACTCATCTCTTCTTCTCATCTATAGTCCAAAAAGAAACCGCTCCTTACTACTAACTATATCCTCTCGCTAAGGTATACAGTGTTCGTAAGGTAGCGGCGTCTACTTTATTAGATTAGCCTACGCTATTGGTGAATGTTTCTTCGGCTTCCAATCCTCATACTTCTCCACCTCATTCCCCGCATCTGTCATATTCATTCCATCCAACATCAACTTCTTCTCATAACTATGTCTACACAACTTATTACAGAACCCTCCCGTCGACCCATCATAATTCTGGTTATGCCACGGATGCAATGGAGAGTGACAATGCACACACAATCTCTCCACCCCATTTATATCAACTTGTGGAGGCATAAACTCTAATCTCCACTGTCTATCCATCTCCTGAAACTCTGCTACCTGTTCAGCAGTCACCTGCCTCGCTTGTGGACGTCTCTCATTCGCCATCTTTCCCTCCTTCTCTCTCTGTCAGAGTTATCGTTGAATATGGTTTGACACACCAATTCACATGGCACGTGTTCGCCACACCATCTGCAAAGTTTATTTCAAGTTTCCCGTGAAACTTCATCTCTCTCAAAGTGTTGATGACTTGGTTACCTTTGAACTTGTTCTCGAACTCATCTATCCAGTCCATCTTCGTTTACCCCTACAAAACACATATAATCCTCTAACTTAATCTTACCTGAATGAACCTCAATATGGTGTTGTTTACATAGAACAGTTATATTACTATCATCTCCATTACTTCTGTCTTTATCTATATGATGGCACTCTAACTCATCTCTATTACCACATATTAAACAATTGTTCCTATTTGCGTGAAATGGTGCCTCAACTTTAGCACCTCTAATATACTTCCCTAATCTTGAGTCATAGAACATTCTACGTCCACCACTATTTATCATCAAGTCTGGGTTTCGTAGTTTAATACCTTTCATTATAATTTATACTGTTGAATTTGAAAATCTTTATAATTTCGGGTATTCATCATTAAGGTTATATTTATTTTCATAATTTCGTTCGTTCCTATCCTGATGAAAAGTATATCACAGAAAAATGAATTTGTCAAGTGTTATTTTTTCCGACGAGATTTTTAGATTATAATTTCAATGATTGAACATACCTAAAATTTAGTCGCAAAATAATTCAGGTCTTTGTATTATATAGGTATGGCTCGGGGGGTGGCATAGGTCTAATTTGGGCAAGGGAAGGGCAAGGCTCAACGATTACCTTTTAGGCATAGTCGGATATGGCTTGGCAGGTGTTCGTTGAAATTCGCTGGGCAAAGTATGGCAAGGACAAGGATTGAAATTGTGGTATGGCAGACCAGAATCGGGATAGGACAAAAAGAACTCCCGACTACCTTGTTAGATAATCGGGAGTATTACGCGGAGTGATTACTTACTACCTTATACTGCCTCTACTGCGGACAAGTCTACTGCCTCGCCTCCAGTAGAAACTGCTTTCAATCCGTATTTCACTTTGAGTGCGTCGCGTATCTGCCTTTGCACTCTCAATGTCATACCGACATTTGCGTCTTGCGTGAGCTGGTCATCACCGTCATATAACTTGACTTCCCGTTTGCCGATGTATTCTTTCCCGTCGTGGCTCATCTTTGCTACGATTACTTTCTTTGCCATTTGTCTTTCACCACCTTTCTTGGTCAAGAATTGGTATCATTAACCCTGTAATGATTTAACCTACCACAATCTTTGGTTTTGTTTTTCCTGTAAACGTCCATACTATA